ATGCCAACAAAAGCAGATATTGGTACAGACAAATGGAAACAAACTGCTGAGCATGTTAATGATAACTTCTTTTTTATTGATATGGAAAAGTATACGTTGGAATCAGTACTACGTAAAGGCGCTGAGCTAGTAAAGCGTAAAGGTATTAAATGCCTTGTTATCGATCCATTTAACAAAATAAGAGACGTTGATTCTAAAACTGAAGATGTTAATAGATATACTATGGACTATCTTCAGAAGATAGAAATGTTTGCTAAAAAGTATGATGTACTAGTATTTATTGTAGCACACCCAACTAAGATGTACAAAGACAAAGACGGTAAGATTGAAGAACCGACTATGTACAATATAAAAGGTGGTGGTGAATGGTACGATGCTAGTTACCACGGTATATTAGTTCACAGGAACTACGAAGAGAAAACCGTTAAGGCAAAGATACTTAAAGTAAAGTTTCAAAACCTAGGTGAGAACGGAGCTGAAGCCCATTTCAAATGGCAGCCAGCATCAGGCCGGTTTGCGCCGCACGTGCAACATGCTATAGGCAATGAAGAAAAAATGCCATGGGAATAAATGGCTTGGCATAAGAAAAGTAAAGAGTGGGATATGGGTAGCTATCAAGCTACTGAAGAAGAAGTTGAAGCTAGGTTATGGTGTATACGAAATAAAATATACATATCACCTTTTGCTAAAGGCCCAGCTGAATGGTATATAGATATAATACTAAACGGTAAAATAAACAGATCCCCTAACATATATATTAAAGATATGATATGGGAGAACATTTATAAGTTTTATAAATATTATTATGATAAGTACAAAAAGTAATTTTAAAACAGCAAGCGAGGCTTTCGATTATTTCTACATCAAGATCAAAGACAAAGGTGTAGAGTTTGATAATACTAAAGCTTTGTTTAATGTTGGGTTTTATATTCACAACCCTTCTGATAAACAGATAAAAGCAGGATATAGAAAGTGGAATCAGAAATATGCTGCAGCCGAGTGGGCTTGGTATCTATCCGGTGATCCACATGTAAGTAAGTTAGGTGAGTTATATGGTAGTATACCTCCTATATGGGAACGTATGGCTGATGAAAACGGTGAGGTAAACTCTAACTATGGTTATCAATGGAAACGTTGTGATCAATTAGATAACGTAGTTAATTTATTACGTGAAATACCAAATACAAGACAAGCAGCTATTAGTATATATGACGCTAAAGAGATGCACAAATATGACAACGACACACCTTGTACATATGCAGTTCAGTTTAGCATTGTAGATGGTAAGCTTTGTATGTCTGTCTATATGCGATCTAATGATCTCTGGTACGGCTTCTGTAATGATCAGTATCAGTTTGCATCATTGCAGGAAATGGTTGCAGATAGATTGTCTATACCAACTGGCTGGTATTACCACCACGCCCACAACTTACATTTGTATAACGATAAATTAAAATAGATGTATTATTTGTATCACATACCGGGTAAAAAGATAGGCGTCACGCGTGATCTTAATACCCGTGTAACCCTTATACAAGGATATAAGGAGAGTGAGTATGAAGTTCTTGAGCAGTCAGACGATATAGATTATATATCAGACCGCGAAATAGAACTTCAAAAGTCTTATGGCTATAAGACAGATAGAAAATTGTATAAAAATTTATTTAATAAAATGAAGATAAACGCAACAGAACAAACCTCAACATTCCCGGTACCTTTAAACAAACTGAAAGGTCATTTAATGGATAACATAGGTTTACAATGGCGGGTAAATATAAGTGGCTTTGGTCACGGCCAGTTCGAAATTAACGAGCAAACGATACCATGGATAATGGCTAATGCTAAAATGTCTATGTACAACGAAGGACGTAGCTACATATACAACAAAGCGTACTACGAAGCTTTCATAGCTGAGCCAGCGCTACCACATAAAACAGAAAGACTATACTCGCACCACGATCAGTTTGAATTAATTAGAGAGTGGGCTAAAGAAAAAGGTATATATGATAGCGGTAGTAGCGGCATTCAATACCTTAAGCTCATCGAAGAAGCAGGCGAGCTTGCAGAAGCCTTACTTAAGAAAAATAAAGCAGAGATCAAAGATGCTATCGGCGATATGGTTGTAGTGCTTACGAGCATTGCTAAGTTCGAAGATATGCTTATTGAAGACTGTATTGATTCAGCGTATAATGTTATAGCCAAACGCACTGGTAAAATGGTTAACGGTACATTTGTTAAAGATGCAGATTAAAACTAAAGATGAAGTTGTACGTAGAGTACTAGCTAAGATGGACGAGCGTAGTCTTGTTGGTCAAGAAAAGTACGGAGCTACAATGATGGGTGAGATTAATAACGAAGTCAAGGACTTAGATAGGTTTTTAATCGATGTGCAGGAAGAACTAATGGATGCATTGCTTTATATTGAAGCTGCTAGGTATTGCCTGCAAGATGAAGTAGAAGAAGCAATGTTAAACCGAATAAACATTATTGCACAAAACGGTAACGACGGTTTACATTATGATAAGGAATAAAACAAGAAAGAAAAAGAAAAAAGGACCTGTGCAGGCGAAGAAGATATCATATGATGGTATCAACTTTGCCTCTGGCCTTGAGCGGTATATGTATATGCAACTTAAAAAGCATAAGATCAAAGCTGCTTACGAAGGTGAAACATATGAAATTTTTTCTGGCTTCAACTTTACAAATAAAGCTTATGAACGTTGTGCCAACGGCAAAGGCGAGTACAAAAACAGAGGTAGTAAAAAGATACTTAACATTAAATACACACCTGACTTTATAGGAGATGAGTTCATTATTGAAACTAAAGGTAGAGCTAATGAATCATTTCCACTGCGTTGGAAAATGTTTAAGAAGTATTGTACAGAGCATATGCCGGGTATAACTTTATACAAACCACAAAATCAAAAAGAATGCGACGAAACAATAAGGTTAATCCTCAACTCGCGAAACAAGTAGCGAGGCAGAAGTATGCTGAACGTCAAGTTGACAAATGGGTTAAGTGGTCTTGGGAAGCTAGAGGTAAAATATTATATAGAGAATTAGTTGAACTACAAGATAAACTTAATATAAAAGTATATGGCTAAGTTAACTTTATCAGCATACAAAGAGAAAATTAAAGTACGACGTAAGGGCGTACACGCAAAGAGCAAGAGTAGTAACAATAAAAACAGTAAAAATTATGTCAAGCGCAACAGAGGGCAAGGGCGATAAGCCAACATGGTCACTATCATTTGGGTTTTACCCAGGAATATTATTAGGAATGAGAACTTATGAAGAAGATAAACAAACTGCTTACGTTTTTTATTTGCCTTTTATTGACGTTGCTTATGAAATTTATAAGTAATGGGATTGTTTGATGAGCGCGTAGCGTACAAACCGTTTGAGTACCCTGAGTACTACACTGAAGGCTGGTTGAAACAAGCACAGGCATTTTGGTTACACACTGAAATACCGATGCAAGGTGATGTCAAAGACTGGAAAGAAAAGCTAACACCAGAAGAGAAGAACTTAGTAGGTAATATACTACTAGGTTTTGCTCAGACAGAGTGTGCAGTATCAGATTACTGGACACAAAAGGTTGTTGGTTGGTTTCCAAAACACGAGATACAACAAATGGCAATGATGTTTGGATCGCAAGAAACAATACATGCAGTTGCTTATAGTTATTTAAATGAAACATTAGGATTAGAAAATTATGAAGCGTTTTTACATGAGCCCGCTACAGCGGAAAGGTTTGACAATTTGGTCGCTTACAACGGTACAAATGCTGTTGGTATTGGAAAGTCTTTGGCAGTGTTTTCTGCTTTCGCCGAAGGCGTTAGCCTCTATTCAGCTTTTGCTGTTTTATATAGTTTTCAGTTACGCAATTTACTCAAGGGTATCGGACAGCAAATGAAATGGAGTGTTCGTGATGAATCACTTCATAGTAAAATGGGTTGTAAGTTATTCCGCGATATGTGTGATGAGAACAATCAGTTGTTAGACCTATGCCGTAATGATATAGTAGTTGCAGCTGAAACAATGATTAAGCTTGAGACTAAGTATATAGATAAAATGTTTGAGATGGGTGACATCGAAGGCATTAAAGCAAATGATTTAAAACACTTTATAAAGAAAAGAACAAATGAAAAACTGGTTGAACTGGGTTACGTTGATCTTGGTTCGTACTTCCCGTATGACGAGAACGCAGCAGCTAATCTTGATTGGTTCTATCATCTTACCGGGGGGCTCACTCATACTGATTTTTTCGCAGTTCGGCCGACGGATTATTCAAAGGCTAACGAAGGCGAAGACTTCGAAGACATTTGGTAAACTGATTAGTGAACAAGAACTAGAAAAAGAATTATATGAAAGGACAGAAACAGAGTAGAACTGAAGCGCTTGAGAAGCGTATGGCCGCAGTAACAAACGTACTGCAGCATTTAATAAACGAAGTAGATAATTTAAAAACAATGGTCTTTGGCCAACAAGAAATAATCAAACAATTAGAAGGTTACGAAGATGCAATCGAAGAGCTTAAAAAGAAAGTGGCTGAAGAGCCTAGTGAAACAGAGGAAGCTTTCTCCAGTAGAGAGGATAGCTAATAGATTAGGGTATATGGGGACTGGTTTTTTTATAACCGCTCCCCATTTACTTCCTGAAACACCAGGCGTGGTAATATATTTTTTAGCAGGTTTGTTTTGTACACCACAAGTTTGGGTTGCAAAGCAATGGAATTTAGTATTAGTTAATTTAAACGTGATGATAGCATACGCGTTATTATTTTTTAAATAAATATGTGGAATAATGAGTGGAAAAAAGGAATTGATTACCCAGAGTGGGGAGAAACAGACGTATACAAGAAGACTATATCCGGGGGATATTTACTCTACGACGAGTCGCCAAGAGATGCATACCAGCGAGTATGCAAAACAGTTGCGCGTAGACTTGACAGGCCAGAGTTAGCTGAAACATTTTTCAATTATATTTGGAAAGGCTGGTTGAACTTAGCAAGCCCTGTGTTATCTAATACAGGTACAGATAGAGGTTTACCGATTAGTTGTTTTGGTATCGATGTTGCAGATAGTATACATGATATCGGTGCTAAAAATTTAGAGATGATGCTGCTCGCTAAGCACGGCGGTGGAGTTGGCATTGGTATCAATCAGATTAGACCCGCTGGCGCTAAAATTACAGGTAATGGAACATCAGACGGAGTCGTACCATTTTGCAAAATTTATGATTCAACAATACTCGCTACTAATCAAGGGTCTGTTAGACGAGGGGCAGCCTCAGTTAACATCAACATTGAGCACAACGATTTTGAGGAGTGGCTTGAAATTAGAGAACCTAAAGGAGATGTCAACAGACAATCGCTTAATTTACATCAGTGCGCAGTTGTTGGTGATAAATTTATGCGTCGCCTTGAACAAGGAGATGCAGACGCTAGGTCTCGATGGAGTAAACTTATTAGAAAACGAAAAGCAACTGGAGAACCGTATATACTCTTTAAAGGAAATACTAACAAAGCAAATCCAAAAGCGTACAAAGACAATGCGTTAAAAGTACATATGACAAATATCTGTAGTGAGATTACATTACATACAGATGAAAGTCATAGCTTTGTTTGTTGCTTATCAAGTTTAAATATATCTAAATATGAAGAATGGAAAAACACGAACCTCATATATGACGCTATATGGTTTCTTGATGGTGTACTTGAAGAGTTTATACAAAAAGCAAAAGGCAAAGTCGGATTTGCGAACTCAGTTAGATCAGCGGAAAAAGGTAGAGCGCTTGGCCTCGGAGTATTGGGCTGGCACACATACCTACAAAGAAACGGAATACCATTCGAAGGATTACAAGCACAGTTCGAAACTAGACGTATATTTTCTCAAATCAAAATTGAAAGTGAAAGGGCTTCTAGGGATTTGGCTGAACTTTATGGCGAACCTCTTTGGTGTGTTGGCACTGGCATGCGCAACACTCATCTCAGGGCTATTGCTCCTACTGTGTCTAATAGTAAGCTTGCCGGTAATGTTAGTCCTGGCATTGAGCCTTGGGCCGCTAATGTTTTCACTGAACAAAGCGCGAAGGGTACGTTCATTAGGAAGAACAAAGAGCTCGAAAAAGTCTTAAGAAAAGCTAGTATCAATACTAAAGAAACTTGGGATAAGATAATGGCTGATGGCGGTAGTATTCAGGATCTACCATTAGATGACTTTGGATATGTCAATAGGAGGTTAGTAGTGTTATCCGAGCAAGATGATTTAGAAGCTACAGGCTTTGATAAAGTCAAAGATGTATTTAAAACCTTCAAGGAAATAAATCAATTAGAGTTAGTTAATCAAGCTGGTATACGGCAACAGTATGTAGATCAGTCTGTTAGTTTAAACCTAGCGTTTCCTTCTGAAGCAACACCTAAATGGATTAACCAAGTTCATTTAGATGCATGGAAAAAAGGTGTTAAAACCTTATACTATATGCGTACTGAATCAGTATTAAGAGGTGATATAGCGGCAAGCGCTATGGACTCAGACTGCTTGAGTTGTGATGGATAATAAAAAAAAAAGGGGTCCTCGTTTGAGGGCCCCTTCTTGGTTACAGGAACTATTAGGTATGGTACGCCTATTTATTTTTGTTCCTTAATCTTCACCACACGGTTTTCCCGTTGCAACGTTTACCCAATTTTCTTTTTCAAACCAATCACGAAGTGTTGCTCCTTTCTTACGAGCACCTTTAACGTTTGATTTACTAGAACGCTTATACTTGCCTTTGGCCGCTGCAGATTTTTTAGCTGCAATTACTTTTTTCTTTTCCGCAGCGCTCATTGATTTTACTTTTGAAGCAGGCAAACATACTTTAGTTGTACCTCCACCTTTTACTTTAGATTTTTTAGCAAGCGGTGATCTTTTAGATTCTGCATCTGCTAAAGCCTTATCATTGCCAGTGCCTTTACCGTATTGAGCAACTCGCTTTCTCATTTTATTTGTTTCTGGATTATGTAAAACACTTGCATAACAATGTGCTAATGGACTTTTTTTATTCATCTTTACTTAATTTTTTCATTGCTTTATTTCTAGCACACTTCATTTTTTTAGCATACGTAGGATTTTTCTTACGATTAAAAACTATTTGTTGATTAAGACTACCAACAATAGCTTTTTTATTTCCTTTACGACTTTTAATAAGCCAATCAGCTAAGGCTTCGCAACCTAAATCTTTAAATTTTCCTTCCGCGTCTGCGTACTTTGAGTCTTTCCACTCAGGTCTTTTTTTTGCCATGTTTTTTACGTACTTTATTTTTACAAGCTTTAGCTATAGCAGCTTGCTTAGGTTTTTTACCAAATCTAGATCTTTGCTCCATTACAGTTAGTATCTGTATTTTACGAGCAAATGGTTTATTTATATTTAAAACTTTACTACAAGTAGCTTTAGCATCTGCTTCAGTTGCATACTTTATTTTAACTGTATCTTTAGGATTTTCGTCTGTATATAATCTACGCCCTGAGCCTTTAGGTTTTTTACCTGTTCCTTTTTTTGGATCTGCCATTACAGTCTTGCATGTTTATAAACCAGTTAGCTAGTTGCTTATCTCTGCTAGTAGCTTCACGTCTGGCTTTTAGTTTTTTAACTTTACTACAAGTAACGTCACCTCCATATAATTTATTTATACGAGCTTTTAAAACACCTCTATAAGCTTTAGCCATTACTTTTTCTTACTCATTTTCTGCATAGCTTTAATATGCCCTTCAATTTTTTTAGCTTGAGCAGCATGCATACGTGATGCTTTTTTTAATTCAGCAACCACTGATTTTAAATTCTTATCCATAACTATTTATTTTTCTTTTTCTTACCCATTTTACCAGGCCCACCTGCTTTAGTACAACGCACACCCCAGCCTGAAGCGTAAGCTGATGGCCATACTTTAAATTTTTTCTTTGCGGCAGTCTTACAAGCAGGACTAATCTTAGTTCTTTTTATCGCCATTTTTATTCTTTTTAAGGTCTATCCACTTAGTTACAGTATATCCTATAGTAACTAATAAAAGTATAATTTTAAGACTCATTTCTAATTGTGCAAAAGTTGTTACGCCTAGTGTGCTACCATTTATAAAATATAGTCTAAGCTGTTGTAAATCCATTGTTATTTGTTTATAATTTATTAGTTACTTAATTAGCTTGTTTTTTTACTTTTTAAATCCTGACTTTTTAAATCCACTCTTTTTAAATTTAGATTTTCTAGGTTGAGGTTTGTTAGCGGGTTTTTCTTCATCAATACCAATTTCCCAGTCTTGCCAGCCGCCTAGCAAAGCTAATCTCTCCCAAGTTTCTAAATCACTGTCAGTTGCATTAGCAACGTTGTTACCTTTTTTAACTATTCTATCTAATGGTACGTTTGTTGTAGCTGCTATAACATTTGCAGCCGCTAAGTAAGCTGGGTTATCTAAACTCCAGCCTTTCTCTTGCATTTCTTTTTTATCCCACTGATACGATCTAGCTGCTTGATTTATTTTAGAAAGCTTAGATGAAACAGGTGGAGCTATCTTAAGTAAGTCAGCACCAACTTTTTCAAACTTAGGTCTATCTTTTTCAGACTCTTCAACTATTCTAATGATAGCATTTTTAGCTACAGACACTATACCACCAGCAAGACCAGTACCTCTAAGAAGCGAGTCCATCATACCGTTGGCCACATCAATATATTTTTCTTTCTTTTCCTTGTCTTCAGGCTCTTCATCATCAAAAGCGAAAGCAAACATAGCTTGTTGCAATGCGTTAAACAATAAGTTTTGCACTGTAGAATAATATACTATCTTGCTTATATTTGTTTTAGCATCTCCTCTGCCATTCTTAAGATCTCTAACAGACTTATCTATAAGTCTAGCATACTGAGCTGGTGTATTTTGGAAAGCTAATATAAGACGTCCTAAACCACCGGCTTGCTGCATAGATATTCTATCAGGCCTTGCTGACTGCTGAGACTCTTCAGCGTTTTCTCTAAAGTCTGTAAATGCCTTTTCTTCAGCTTTAGCTTTTGACATACCTTGTTTTTGGTATGTATTAACTCTGTTGCGATAGAAAGTAGCGCCACCAGATGCAATAGCAAAACTATCTGCTATTTGTGTTGGTGCAAAACCAAGCTGTAGCAATTTACCAATAACAGCTTTGGGTCCACCTTTCTTAGCCATGTCAGCAATGTCAGCTTCGTTTACGTTCATACGTAAGCCTGATCTTCTAGCCTTAAGGAAGTCAGAGTTTATTAGCGTCATAAAGTCAGACCAATATTGTTTCTGGTTTGCAAAAGCTTTAGCAGCGGCAAGCGGGTTGTTGTCTGTAAAGTTTATAAAGTTTATAGAAGATAACGTCTGTAGTAAAGATGATCTAGTGTTAAAGAACATTATAGTACCAATACTACCTTGCAACCAGTCTGTAAACCTAGCTGTTAAAGTATCATCTGAAAAGTTTCTGTTACGACCGCTTTCCATACGACCGAGCATATTTTCTAAAGCTTTACGATACTTTTTACCATATGCAGCTTCAAGCTTGTTTAAGTTTTCTTCTGAAAATATAATATCTTTATTAGCTTTCCACTGTTCTAAATACTTAGCACGCTTAACTGTGTTTATATTTTCAAGTAAATCAGTTGTTATACTACCAGCTGGCCAACCTTCTTTTGGCGCAGCGTATTGATCACCTTTTTGTATGTATATAAGCTGATTTGCAAATGTTTTTAAGTCTTCGTTTTTATTTACAAAATTAGTTAACTCCTTTAAGTCTGCTTCACTAATGCCAGGAACTTTCATACCTTGCGTGTTCCATATATAAACACGTACAGCTTGCTCTCTAGTAAAAGGCTCGCCTGGTATTTTTTTACGAAGATCTTTTGGAACAACTTTTAATTGTTTCTTTAAAGCTCTATAATCTTGCATCATAGAAATTCTAGATGCATCGATTTCGTTCATGGCTTTTGAATAAGGTTTAATTAAGTTTTCTGTCCACCATGCCATTTGCGCATCACCTAGTTTTCCTTTACCAAGAGTTTCATATAATAAACCTACAAGATCTTGCGCTGAATAAGGTATACCTCTTAAAGCTCTACCACGCGCAGCTCCTGCCACTTCTGCTTTAACACGCTTGTATCTTTTTTCCGATGCAATACCAGTTGTTTGTTCTAGTAAGTCGTTAAATCCTTTATCAAGATCAGCACTATCAAAATATTCTTTATTAGCTTCCACAGCTTGTGCGTCTAAATTAGACATTTTATCTAGTGTATTAGGCATAGACTTACTAGCCATAACTCTAAAGTTTTTAGGAACTTTATTGTTATTTATTTGAGCAGCTTTTTGTTGTTCAGTGTTAAAATTATTACTTACTAAACCACCAGAATTATTAACACCGTAAGTTTCAAAAACAGTTTTACCCGTAGACAAAACTATATTGTTAGGATCTATACCAAAATTATTTGTAGCTACATTTACATTAAAATATCTAGCCCATATATTATCGTTAAGCGTCCAACCCTCTGGAGTCATTGATGTGTAGTTAAAAGGTTTACCATCTGGTTTTTTACCTTTTAACTTTTTATCATCATTTTTACCTAAAGCTCCTTGAAAATAATTATTTTCTATAGGCTTGAAACCTTGATCAATAGTACCGTTCACGGCTTGACCAAATAAATATTTAGCTACTAAACTAGCTGGCATAGTGTGCTCTTCAACTATACCGCCTTCTATGTTTTTAGAATAAAACTTTACAGGTGCAGATGTTCTAACAAAATGCCCCATACCTTGACTAGTGCTTGTTAATAAAGCTATTACAAATTTAGTGTTGTTAGAATCTTCTTGCATTAATTCTTGAAACACCGTAAACACTTCTTTTAAACCGTCAAGTTTTTCTTGTTGTTCTTTTTTAAACTCAGAACTGTTAAATTCTTTTACAAACTTTTTACTAACAACACCTTCAGCGCCACCAGTAACATATGTTTTTCTATTTACAGCTTGCTGTATGTTTTTAGATTCAGGTCCAAACTGTACGCCTTCAAGTAGATCATTTAATTCTTGCGCTGATGTAAAATAAAAGTTTCTTTTAGCAGCGCTAGTACCTGCGTTTGCAAATGTTCCAGTTGTAAAAAAAGATTTATCTATTCTAGGAGCAAGAACATCTTTAACCCACTGTTGAAACTCTACAACATCATCTGGGTTTTTAGAACTAATAGGTTTTACTCCTAATTGCTTAGCTATAAATTTCCAAACTTTATTTTCCGCAGCAAGTTCATCTTCAGTTTTTACAAATTCTTGTTTTTCTATAAACTGATTTATCTCGTCTACAGCAGCTTGCTTAGCAGCTTTACTAAGCATAATACGTGGTTTACCCTTAGCAACCTCAGCTTTTGCTCTAGCTTTTTCAGCCGGTGCAATATCTTCACGACCTTCTATAATATCTCTCGCAGCTACATTACCTAAGTTTCTAGTATACATATCTAGTATACCTTTAATAGTCTGAGCTTCAGCAGCGCGTGGCGTGAAGTTAGGATCAACCTTGCCGTCTTTAATACCTACAGCTTCTAAGAAAGTTGTACGATCGTAAGGTTTAAGTTTCCATTGAAAGTTATTACCAACACGATCACCTTTAGTGTAAAACTTATTAAGTAAGTTTCTAGGTATAGCAGTTGGTTCACCACCTTGACGTATAACTCTATTGCCTTCAGTTATTTCAATAACATCTCTGTTAGCTTCAGTAAATAAATTCTTTAATGTAGGTTCGTTTTTTAATATCCAACGCTGTATATTTGCTACGTCATCTGACTTACGCAAATTATCTTTAGGATTTTTTATTCTACTTACAGGTATGTTAAAAAAGTCTGCCACTGTTTGGTATGGCGCAACGTCTTTAAGTTCCTTATATGTAACCTCTGTAACGTCTACGTCTTTATCTGCAATGCTTTTTTGTACTTCTGTTACCGCGGCTTCTCTTACATTAGGCATAATCCTAAACGGATCAATAGCTTTTGCCTCTGGTTTAATAGCGGTTTCAGTTACAACCTCTTCAGCCGCAACACCTCTTGCTTCAGTAACGTCTTCTGTAAACTCTTCACCAAGAACTCTTTTCGATGCTTCAATTGCTCGAGCTGGTAAAAACTTATTTATATAAGCCGCTAGTGGCACACCTGATTCTGGCTTATATTCTTTAATAAGATCTATAATACCACGCTTACCTATTTCTATTTCAGAAGTAAGATCTTCTCTGTTAAAACCAGGAGCTTCTTTTCTACGCTCTACAAGTTTACTTGTAATAGGTTTGAACTGCTCTATAATGTCGAAAGTACCTGCTTCGCCTTGCTGCTCGTATATTTCTTGAACACGCTGCGAAGCTTCATCTGATTTAGCTTCTTTAACTATTAATTCATCGGCTTGTTGCTCTGTTGGAGCTACTAATTCACCCTCAACACCTTTAGCAGCCGCTTGTACTTGAGCTAAACTAAGATCACCTTTTTCAATGCTTTTGTTGTAGTCTTTTATGAAGTTGTATACATCACGGCCAGTATTAAATTTAATATTAACACCAAATTTTCGTGTAACTCTTCTAACTCTATCACCTAATTTAGTAAATACATTTTCATTAAACTTAATATCACCTGTAGCTATAGCATCTGAAAAAAGAGTAAGAGCTTCTTCCATTTTAACTTCACGCGATTCGTCATTGTATTGCTCCATGCGTTTTTTGAAGTTACTATCTTTAAGCTGCGCTGTATCTATTTTGTTTAATTCAGATAATAAAGCATTGCCTAAATTAATAGCAGTTTGTGGACTGTCTTTTACAGTATTAAATAACACAGCGTGTAAAAATTCGTGAGCAGCAACATTAACAGCTTGTTCATCTAATGCTGTTTCTTTGTTTATAACAATTGTTTGCTCGCCTGTTTCAGGGTTTTGAAGTATATACCCTTGAGATGTAGATGATTTAATATCTAAATTGTTATCTTCAGCAAATTTCTCAGCATCAGCAGCCGTGTCTGATTCTTCTACTTTTAAACCTTTAACAAGACCGCTTATACCTTTTACAGTTTCAATCTGTGCTTGAAGTTTATCAGCTTCACTTCTTATATTATATATATTTTGTGAAGCAGCTTCCCTTTGCTTATCAACAGCATCTATTAATACTTGTTTTTCTTGATCTGTATAAGCTTCAGAATTTTGTATTTCGTTTATACGATCACTACTAGATGTTATAAAATCTGTGTTAGCGTTTAAATCTGCTATTTGTTTATCAGTAAGAGTACCAACAAGCTCGTTGCTTTTATTAACGATGTCTCTTAAGTTAAATCTTATTTCATCTTGAGCAGTGTTTATAACGCTTAAATCTTCAGCGCTTAAATTTTTTCTATACTTACTATTTTCAAGTTCGTTTAATCTATTTATTGATTCAGATAAAGCTTCGTTTTCATTTTTGTTTCTTATATTCTTTGCTGCTCTACCTAAAACACCAGAACCTGAACCACCAGCAAATCCTTGTAGGTAATTTTCAAGACCATCAGAAGAAGTCATATAGTTCCAAGCTTTTTTAGCTGCTTCGTCTGTTGAAACCCCAGAAGCTATAGCTTTGTTAAACTCTTCTAAGCCTGACTGAGCCCATTCAGTTGAACCTTCTCTATTACCAGTATTTAAAAAAGCAAAAAGACTTTTAGAAGCCTTGTTACCCATTTTGTTTATGTACTTAGTAACACCTTTGATACCAAATCTTTCTAAAGAATATCCAACAGCACCTATAGCTGAAGGCGTTAATATCTCGCCTTGACCAGACGCAAATAATTCTTCTGCAGTAATACCTAACGACTCGGCTTTTGTATCGTTAAAATCTTTAATAGACATAGATAACATATCGCTAGCTAAACCAGCTCCGCCTGTGGCTAGCGATGTTACCGCTGATGTACCAAAAGCTGTTAAACCATTAAACGTAGCAGCTAAACCAGTGGTTACTTTATCAAAACCTTCTTTTTGTCCTACGTCAGTAAATCCTAAAGTTGGAAGGTTTAAATTGTTTAAATTATCAATTTGCTTATTTACTCTTGAAAAGTTTTCTTGGGTAGATTTTATAGCTTTCTTACCAGCGTTTTCACCTAATACATTTAAAAAAACATCATCAGGTATTTGCTGTATTAATGATGCTAAAAGATAATCCGCCCTATCATCAACACCGCTTAGTTGTACTAATGAATTAACAGTGCTACCATAAATACTTTGAGCAGCTATTATATCTTCAGTTTCTTCAACATCTTCTTTACCTTTTTTAGATAAATAATTTACAAGTTTTGTAAATGGTGTATCGCTAGGTTCTGCTTTAGGTAGTTCAGCTACTTGCTCTTCTAAAAGTTGTTGTCTAGCTTCTTGTTGTTCAGTAATATTTTTTGCGCCTTCATTTTGTATTTGCTGTTCTAAATTTTTATATTGATTAGCAGTGACTACAACTTCAGGGAGTTGAACACCAGCTAAACCTATACCATCAGCAAATTGAAAACCTTCTAGTTCTATACCACTATCTATAAATCGAGAACCCAAAGAAGTATCTGCCGACTTGAATCCCGTAATTTCTGGAGTTCCTTGCGTCTCGGATGCTGTGTCCGGTTCCGATGTTACATCTGCACCCACTGTTGCAACATCGTCTGTCTTTCCCTCAGTTACAGGTTCTTGTATTTCGTCTGTAACTTCTACAGCGTCAGGGTATGTAGACAGAAAAGATTCTATTTTTTCTTCAGGTAAATCATATAGATCCGTACCAATCTTATATTTAGCCATAATTATATTTTATTATTAGTTTACTTTATAGATACTAAAATCTTCTGGTCCAGCAGGAACTTCAAATAATCCTGGTGTAGGTACTGGTTGTTCAGTTACTAAGTATTTAGGATCACCTGTGTATGCAGCTTTTAACTTACCAGCTATAACTTCTTTTGAATCATCAGCTCGTATAATCATCTTGCCTGATTGCATTTTTGATTTAATACTAAACTCATCTTTACCTGAAAACTCTTCTTCAGAAAACGGTGCGAAACCTAAATCTATTACTTTTTCTCTAAGATCTACTATATCTGTAGAAGGTACAGCACCTGGCACATCCATTACGTTAATATCTATTTCGTCTATTTTAGGTTCTAACGCTTCAAATTTTTTATCAGCTTCTTGTTGTTTCCTTTCTGCTACAGTAGGCTTTTCTTTAGTTTCTTTAGTAACGTTTCTAGGAGTTCCGTATTCTTCTATATAATACTTATCACCTTCTTTTTTTATAAGACCACTTCCTTCGCCAACACCTGTTAGTCTCTCTAAGTTCCTTAGCATTAACTCTCTGTATATGATATCATCTTGCTTGGCAAAGTCTGCGTTTTTAAACTCTTCTAAAATTTCTTTACCATGCGTTCTTAAAATATAATCATCTCTTTGATATGCTGGTGATACTCTAACCTGCTCTGCAAAAGCTTGAGCATCTCCTCTGAATGTTACATTTTTCTCAATAACACTAGGATCTATATACAGCTTAGTTACATCTTGCTCTCTACTTGGATCGTCTTTAAATCTTTCAACTCTTGAAGATCTTTCACCTGTATATAATCTTTTGCTTAAATCTCCTTTTTCATTTTCAAGACCTGCATTTATAGAAGCTTCTTGAGCATCAAAACCTTTTAATCTTTTTAAAATAAGTTCTTTAGCTGGGTTAGAAGATAAGCTTTTCCATGTAAACGAAGCTGTATTATTTTCATCGTTATAGGTTAATATACCGTCTTCAGGATCTATAAGTCCACTCTCTACGTATCTTTTATAACCTTCACCGTTAGTATCTATTGTTCCGTTTATAACAATACTGCCATCATCGTCTACTTTTCTAGTGATATTAACACCGTCAGCTTCTTGGTTGTTAAGTGTTAAATAGCTGGATAGATTTACAAACTTTTCAGAACCAACACCTGCTATAGTGTAACCCTCTTGTATTGTAGAAGAGTTTATGTTTTTACCTTCTTCAAGCTGTACTTGGTAGGCGCCAGCTGTGTCTATAGTCTTGTTTTCAAAAGCTTTGTATCGCTGTATTGCTTTTTTATATTCTCGACGAGTTTCACCTTTAACAGAACCTATTTCTACAGCAACTTGCATATCAAGCACACTTGGCATACCTTCTAAAAAACCAATATTGCCTTCATCTAGATACTTACCTAAAAGCCCTTGCGTCTGCTCTATTAGACTAGGATCTGTAATTTTAGATTCTTCAATACCTTTGTCTATCCTAGATTGAGCACTTTCTTCAGCCTTATTAAGCACGCTTAATATTCTCTCGTCTTGCTTTCTAGCGTTTTCAGCAGCTACAGATCTATACTTCATATACTGATTAAAAGCATCACTACCAGCTGTAGCCATCTTAGCGTATATTTCTGCTGAGCGGTCAACGATTATTTGTGGATTTCTATAACTCATTTTTATTTTTTAAAAACTATAACCTTGAGGTGTTAAAGTACTAACTGTACTTACTTGAGATCTTGCAGTAGTGTTACCCAAAGGCACCCCCACCCGCGGCAGCGCCTATCATAGATGTTACGCCACCGAAACCACCTGATATAGCACTTGCTCTGGCTTGATTAGCAGACGCTTGATTAGCAGCGGCTTGTCTTTCTTGCCCTGACGCTCTGTCAAGATCAGCATTAATTCTGTTTTCTTCTGTTTGGAACTGAAATTGTTTACCAGCAGCTTCAGCAGCTTGAACTCTTTGCCCTTCTGATATGGCAATTGATTGAAGTCTCTGTTGTTCTGCTATTTTTTGAGACTGAAGATTAGCCTCACCTTGCGCTCTTAGTTTTTCATTTTGAACTTCTTGAGCTTCAATACTAGCAGCTATACCTTTTTTACTTTGAAGCGCAGCTTGAGCAAGAGCAGTTGCGCCACCAGCAGAAGCGCCTGTAGCTCTAAGCGTGTCAAGCGTATTTGCAAGCGCAATATCAGCTTGTTCCATTTGTATCTCAGCTGCTTGAGTGGCTATGCCAAGTTGTTGAAATGGATTAGTTAAATTACCTGATAAATCTCGAGCTAACTCACTTAAATCAGTTGTTGTTTCGTAAGGGTTTATAACCTGCTTTCTAGATTTTCTTAAAGATTCTATTTTAGCTTCAGCTCTAGCTTTATCACCTCTCGCTCCTTTAGCGGCTTGTTTTGCTTGGTTAGAAGCTACCGCACCGCCTATAGCTGATACTCCCGCTCCTATTGCTAACGCTGTTGTTATTGCTGCCATATTAATTTATTACTTTAATTATTTCATTAGATGGTTTATCATCAATACCCCACCCTAATTTACGATGTGTTTCTATCAAAGGTTTTGTTCTACCTATACTAAATATATATTTAACTCCGTTTGCTTTACAAACTTCTTCAACTGCGTTTATTAAAAGTTCTACAGCTTGTTTTCTATCAGCTTCTCTATAGTTTGGATTAGAAACTATATACTCTAACAAAGCTCCTTTAGAGTTAGTATAATATATAAACCCCGCAACAATCGGTGTATTATGTTTGTAAACCATAAGGCCACCAGTGCCGTTGTCAGGTAAAAAGTCTTTAGGCGGGTTGACCCATTCAGGCCAAGCATCCCACCAAGAGCATAACGTCTCCCAGTCTTCTTCTTGAAGACGGCGTATATTTAATTCCATTTAATTTTAATAAGCTGATTCTACGTACTCAGATGACACAGCAAAAAGCTCACGGGTTTTACCACCAGCATTTGTTACTTGTGTACTACTATCTGTTGTTATAGTTACAGTTGCATAGTAACCTTTTACACCTGAAATGTTTGGGCCAAATATAACTTCTTTACTTGTAGCTGCGCTGCTATTTACAAGGTTAGCTTTGTATTTACCTTCTTTGTTATAAAAACCAGCATAGTATTGTATACCGTTTTGAGTGTAAGCGCCTTCATCATAGCTATAAACTAAGTTAGAAGTATCAACTATATCAAATTCTCTATTAGCATTAAACGACGATACTTCCCAACCAGTAGATCCTTCGTAATTAACTGTTTTAAAATTCTTAGACAAGCTAACATTTGGGTTAAAAACAAATGTAATACTTGAATCAGAGTATATATCGTAAAATATAGATCTATCATTATTTTGATTAGTACTATAATTATGCTCATACAACTTACCATTTTTAACGCTATAATATTTAGATTTTACGCTAAATGCTTGTTCTGGTTCGTAAGTAAACCTACTTGTCCAACCTCTTACGCTTTCATCATAAGACAATGTTTGATATGTATTTGTAACATTGCTACCTTGTAAACTAACAACATATTGCTTTGTGTATATATCCCAAGCACCTATAGCTTTACCTTTAACAGTAGGCGTATCAATATTGCTAAGTTCGTCTCTAAAATAATCTATCATACCGTAGTTAGATATTTCAGTAAGACCGTCTTGGGATAAACGCATTACAGCGTTTCTGTTTTTATCTGTAAAATATTTTCTATATCCGTATACAGCAAAGCTTTCTGGGTTTTTACTAATACCAAAGCTACCAGCGTAAGGCGTTATTTGTCCAATAACAAGATTTGTAGACGTTACAGTACCTCCACCTTCAGCTGAATATATAGCATCTTTATCTATAAGCGCTCTATTAACTTTGTTTTCTTGAAAAACAATTAAGTTTGTATCTTCAGCGTGTAATTTTTGTATACTACCATTAGCTGGATCTACTGATTTAGTAATATCTTTACCAACGCTAAATACATTTGTGTCATTAATTCCAGTTCTAGAGTTAAATATACCAGAATAAATAAGCGCGTTTTCTCTTTGACTACCTTTAGGCTCTTCATCTACTAAATAAGCTCTAACTCCGTAATCAACATTGGTATTATTAAAACCACCGCGTATACGAGCTTCTTCAATAAACCAACTAGCGTCTTGAGCATCTTGAGACGCGGGTCTAGCTGTTACAGGATATGCACCTGACACGCCTGCTGGCACACCAGTACTACCGTCCCACGTTGGTGGTATAACGCTCGTTGGTGTTCCAGTGTGTGTTTTCTTTAATAAAAAAGAGTTAAAATATTTTACTTCTACTATTGCTCCCATTTTTTTTAACTAAATTATTACTGAGGTTGAGGTATTGATTCGCTTGTGCATTGGAATGGTATACCGTTTAAAACTCCGTCTGTAAAATTAGCTACGTAAGCTCCGTTTACCGTATATTCAGGATTATATATAGTATAATTACTAGTGTTTATAAATTTCATACGTCTAAATCTTTGAGTGCCAGTCACGCTTGTTGCTACTTGCGTAAGATTTACATCTGTATACAACTTTGTAATATATTTAGCAAAAGGCTCAGCAGCATAGTAACTTGTTGAAGTTACAGAAAATGTACTATAACAAGAAATATTTGAAGCAACTTGATACCTATATACATTTGGATTTGTGTTAAAATCAGGTGCTATTGAAGAAGGTGGATAATTAAAATCACCTATATTCAATCTACTATTTGATTTATTATCTTGTGATAAATCACAACGGAGACCTTGCCCATTTGAAGAATCTTGAGTTCCAAAAGCTCCAAACGTACTAGCTAAATTACCGCAAGTTATTCTGTACTCTCCAGGCTCGCTAAAAGCAAATACGTAACCACCAAAAGCTGTTAATTCACTAATTGTATATTGATTCTCTACGCGCATACCATTGTATGAATTTACAAAATTATACATATAATTTTCAGCGGTAGCATCATTACTTCCTCTTCGCCAAGTCGCCTTAATCTCCTCTATTGTAAGGCTTGTATTATTAACATCTAAAGCAGCAGACCAAGGGGCTGTATCGCTAGACCTGTACTCAATACCTATTTGCCAATTAACATTTGAAACTGGATATGTTTGTGTTTCTTTAAAATCATTATTTATATCAAATATAACATAAAAAGTACCTTGAGTAAGTTTTCCTGTTCCAGAATTTTCTGGCATGCGAATAAAATATTGAGCATCATTAGGGCCTACGTTACAAAGATCTGTATCTGAATTTACTCTTCCACTTGGCGTTGAATAACCTACTTGTCTATTAGCTTGACCTGAACCACCTGGAACTATATTTGTACTATCTAAGCCTGTTGTTGTGTCTACAAAAAACACAGCAGCGCCATCTCCGTCTATGAAACTTAACTCACTAAAATTAGAAAACCTAGTACCTACTGTTGGTTGACCAAATGTAACATTAAACACTTTAGTAGCTGTTGCGCCTCCTGCATCTGTAATTTGAAGTGTAAAAACTCCATTACCAGCAGCGTTTGGATCTGTATTTTGTACTTTGTTATTATCAACAACAATGCAGTTTTCACCAGTACCCGCAGATAAATCTTGATCAATACTAAACGTAAGATCTTGAGTATATATATTTGAATCTGGATTGCCATCATTAGAACCATTTTTACCTTGTAAATTTAAAAGTACATCTGTAGCGCCTTGCTGTACAACTATAGTAGAACTATTATCGTTTGTAATTGTTGGATTTGCATTAGATAAAGCACCAGTTGCTTCTATCTCTGTTGTAGTTCCTGATACTGTTACTGAAAAAGTAAATGTGTAAGATTCAAGCGTAGAAGCGTTGCTTCCATAATAAAAATATTGACCAGCCTTGGTTTTTAAATCATAAGTATTGGAAGTGCTTCCTTGCACTAACTCAAATTGATTATTTCGATTTATACCAGAATTATCAAACACAGAAAGTATTGTTGGAAGTGAACTAGGTGTTATTATGTTATCTAGTATATCTGTAAAACTAAACTCATTTACTATAACTGTTTCAGGCGCGTCTGCTTCAGAATGGTTATAAGTAAAATTAAATACACCAGTAGCGCCGCCTGTTTCTTCTCCAACAGCTAAATTTAAATCTGATACAAGACCAGCTGTAGATGTTTCATAATATATATCTAATCTTGAAACTGTAGGTTTAGTTTCTAAAACATTTAAGTTTTCAAATTTTAAATAATCTGTATTACCATTGTTTTGATACTCTAAATTAACAATACCAAATTGATCTGCTGTTGTTTGTGAAGTAACAAATTCTGCTATAAAAGGATTTGATTCAGATCTAAAAAAAGCGTAATAAGGACTTTTAGGACTAGTAATTGGTATTATATCTCCACTGTTGTTTTTAAGTTGTAACACGTCGAAAGCGTCAAACAAATCTTCAATTTGATTTACAGTAAAAGATTTTCTTCCTGGAAAATATTGTTCGTTACCTATATTACTAAAAGCTCTATCTGTATTTACAACTCTACCAAAAAGCTGAACTGAACTTCTAAATTGCTTGTCTTGAGCTCCAACTTCTGTTAAATCTCTAGGTACTTTATTTATATTGTCATTTAACAATGTTATAAACGTAGCGTTTGGATCTGAAAGAGGAACAGTAGGATTTGTAGTAGTGCTATAGTATGGACTTCCTTTTATAGCACCTCCCGTGTATACGTTATAATAATCTTGCTCTACTTGCTTTACTACTATTTTGTAGCTATACCAACCAGTTGGATTATATGGTATAGTAATATCAGTTATTGTTAAGGTTCCTTGAAGGCCTGTTTGTCCTCCACTAGCTACAACATTTACTAAATCTCCTATTTTGTAGCCATCACCAGGAGCTACAATAGTTGCACTATTTATAAAACCTCCTGTTTGAGTTATTGCAACTGTAAGACCAGAACCACTACCAATTACATTAGTCGTGGAATAAGTGTCATTTTGATAGCTATTGCCAAGAGCGGTTATACTTAAGGCTTTTGCTTTGCCAGAAGAAATGTTATTATTATACAACCCAGGCGTAAAAGTATTTTCATTTTTAGTACTACTAATTACTTGATTGAATAATACTTTTAAAGAATCACCAGCAAAATCTATAGAATCATCAATTGTTCTATATGGTAAATAAACTGTATCTGCGCCAAATCCGCCTACTCTATCATCTATGTTGTTTGATAATATAGTAGTAGATTGTCTGCCATATCTATCAGCGAGCACAATACCTACCTGGTAGTTTCTATTTTCTTTTAAAGAATGGTTTGGATATTCAACTCTCGATAAAGCTGGAAAAGCCTGAGTGTTGTTTGTTTCATATTTTTCACTAGCAGAAACTTGATAATCTAAAAGCAATGGTGCTGTATGTTTATTTTGAAAATTTGCATAAACAACACGGTTAGATATAATTTCTTGTCCTAAAGCTTTAACTGGAACTTTATCATACACCCTTGTGATTTCATCTGAAGGTAATGTTTTATATGGTTTTTGAGATAAATAAATATATTCATAAAAAGGATAATCATCTATATCGCCTTGTGTTAATTGTTTTTCAATAGAACTATATGGTATAGTTTCTACAACTTGCATAGCTAAAGCATCAGATTCTTTGTATATAATATCTATTTCTGATATATGAAAATTAGTTTCTAATTCGCTTATTTTTGATGGTAGTGGAATTTGTAAATCAATTTTGTTTACTTTGTTTTCCATAAATTCAACCACAGTAGAAAAAAAAGTTTGTTTTTCATCACCTTCTAAAAAATAACCATCTTGCTTAGGTATAAAACAAGGTTGTGTAAATGGAGCTATAAGAGAATATTCACCATCTGTAAATTTAAATCTATAACTAAATCTTACGAATTTATCTTCTAAAAATTGTGGATCACCTGGAAAAGTGTCTTGCGGATATGCGTAAGGATTAGATGTAGAACCATCAGGTAAATTAACGCTAAAAGCATCGTACATAGATGTTTCTAATCCATTAAATTTTAAAGCTGTATCATCTGCAAGTGTTACTTCCCTATTTAATGTTATAGTATTTCCATTTACATTTGTAACATAAGCAAATATATCTTTATCACCTGTAGCTAACAATATACCTAAACCTTCATCTATTGTTCCAACAACATTATCAACTACAATTGTTTTAGAATTAGTAACAGCTCCGTTAACATCTGCTGTAGCAACTTCAGCACCTGAAGTATTAGTATTATAACCGCTTGTTTTAAAAACATTTACAGCTTGATAAGGATAATACTTTGCAACAGATATATTATCTTCTGTTGTGTAATATGTAGGTGTAATTAAATTATTAGGGTTGGCTAAATTAACATTTATTTTTCTAGGTTGATTTCTATTATCAGTAAAAAATAAAAATTCTTCTAATATATTAACGCCTATTATAGGGCGGTTAGTTGAAAAATTAAGAAAAGCACCTTCTACTAATTTAACTCTTTCATTACTTAAAGTATTATATGAGTATATAAAATTATCAGCAGAAGCACTATAGGATTGAGTGTTACCGTTGTATAGGTCTGTATAGTTTGTAAAAAACAAATAAACTGTATTATTAGATTCGTCAGCAAAATAACCTATACATTCAAGATCTGTAACTCCGGAGTCATCAGCAAAATCACCGTTTACAACTTCTGAGTTACCTAAAATGTTTTCCAAAGCACCTACGTCATCACCTTCTGATTTGCTAACTTGTATATTTACAGCATCTCGATATTCACCCTGTGGTATAAGTCTAGCATCAAGGTCTTTGTTCATCTTAGATTTGATGAACGCATTTTTTACTTCAGCCATTTAATTTTAGTGTTTTATCCATTTAGATTTACCTCTAGTAACCTGAACAAATTCGTTTAGTTTTATATTAGATAATCTTATCTTAGCATTTCTAAGCTTAGCACTGCGCTCACGTTTTAAACGATTTACAATATACTCTGGTTGATTTATTCTCGATGCAATAATAGCATGCGATATATGCGCGTACAAAGCTTCTTCAGCCATTTTAGGAACACGCGTGTCTAGATCAATAGCAAGACCATCAGATATATACTCAAATACAATAACTTTATCTACAAGATCATTTGAAAAAGACATTTTATTTTCACGCTCGTTTATAAACCAATAGCCATTAACATTAGCATATTGAGGTTCAAGACCGTACAGCTCACCATAGCCTAAGTTAGGAAAATCATAATTATAATAAAACGACGCTAGTATCGTATCGTCTATAAGATCACTAGATAATCTATTTTTTAAATCATTATTTTTCCAACGATCTTCTGTTATAGAGTTTGAAGCTTGTATGTCGTTGTTGTTAGAGTCTTGTGTAGGTACGCCTTTAGCATCCTGCACAGGTAAAGTATATGGAGACGTAGTTATATTGTTAGCTGGCATTATAATGTGCATAGCGCCAGATTCATCTATTCTATAAACACTTGTATAATTTACATAATCTTGTGGAAGCGGTATACTTAAACTTGTAGGTACGGTAAGTTCTTGAGACTTAATGCTTTTAAGCGTGTCATAACTAAATTCTTGAAGCCCGCGTTTAGCGTGAAATATTACATCTGTACGTTTTGCGCTAGGTATAAGTTTACCATCACCTACGTAAGCTACAATAAAGTTATTAATTACATCGTTAAGACTTATATAAGCATAGTTGCCATAATTTTTTTCTACAGTTGTGCCATATGCTTTTTCATTTTCAGACCCATAATTACCACCATCTAATTTATTAAGCTGTACAACTATATACTTACCATCAGCTGGTGCTACAGAATATGTAATAACGCTATTGCTCACAGTAAATCCGCTAGTAACTTCTGACCAAGTACCAGGCGTTCCTGTGTTGCTTTCATATAGCTTAAAGTTATTTAAACTAGTGTTATTAGCATCGTATATTAAAGCGGTGTTAAAAGTAGTTGTAAACGAAGTATTCGTGCCGTTACCTCGAAAGCCTTGCGCGCCTTCGTAATACTGCCTGTTGTTTTCTGTAAGTAGCGCCATCTATTAACTTTTTTGATTAATTTCGTTTTGTTGTATTTCACTAGCAGCGGCTTGAACTATTTGTGGATCTCTTATAATTATACCAGAGTATTGAAGTATTCTAAGTACAACTTCAATTTGTTCAGAAGGTAACAATTCAAAGTTTTGAGAATTAACTTCATCATATACATATTGACCTAAATTTCCTTGAGTAAAAGTCCAGTTTACATTTAAAGGTTTTCTAATAAAAGAAGCCTTAACATCAGACTGTATACTAGTAGGTCTTACGTATAATCTACCTGCTTCATATAAATATGTAGGAAAATTAGTTGTAGCTTTTGTTAGTTTTGATTTTTCAATATTGTAAAAGTTAAACCTTTGAAGTCTTTGAAGTTCAACTGGATCTGTATTGTTAGGCTCATAAGTAACAGCGCCTAACCTATAAAAAGAAAATTGATTTGTCCCCGGATTGTCGTTATAAACAACAGTGTTTTGAGTTATATCGTCTGTAGTAGGAAGACTGAAATAACTACTTGTATAACTACAATCACCAATAGCTTTAAATGTAGCTATTTTTTCATCGATATTCATTTGCCTATCAGCATAATCAATATCCGCTTGCGGCACACGTAGCTGTTGATTTAAGTCATCAAAGTATTGTTCAAATATATCTAATTGAACTTGTGTGGCTGTTTTGTTAAACTCATCAGGTGTTATATAACCTCTTTGTTCTTTATTGAGTATTAGCAAAACGGTTTGATATACTTGATTTACGTTTATTGCCATTTATATTTTTGTTTAAATAAAAAGGCGGCCTAAACCGCCTTATATTATTGTTACATATTATTGAAGTTTTTTCTCAATAGACTTGAAAACTTCTACACCTTCATCTGTTTTTAAGAAAGCAGCAAAGGCTGAATATGGGTTTTCATCGAAAGGAACTTCCATTAACTTTCTACCATTACTTCCCCATTTAAAGTAACGTTGATCATCTGATAATTTAACGATGTTTAACTCAGCTGCTCTTACAGCAAAGTTTCTAAGTTGAACATTTTCATCGTTTGCAAGATCTAAAAATAACTTTGGATTTGATTTAGCAAATAGCATCAAATCTCTTTTTAATTCTTTAGAACTCATGTTAGATACTTTAGAGCCAAGCTCAGTTCTTAATACAGCTTCAGCGTGATCTACATCCATTTGCTTAGCTGCATTTAAAGCATCTATTTGTAAGTTTAATGTATCAAGCTCGTCTTCTGCTATTTCTACTTTATCAAATTCATTATACACTTTATTTTTTAAAGGGTGATATAAAGATAAAAGTTTTTGAAGTGCTTGATTTGATTTGTCTACAACTAATGTACCATCTTTAAAAATAATATGACCCATTGTAGCTTCACCTTTCTGCTCATCTACAAACGGCGTGGGTTGGTTAGTTGCATATCTTAATTCACGTTGTTTATTTTGCTCTATATCAAAATATAATAGTGAATGTTTACGTGTGTGTTTTGAGGGTATTGTAAATGTTAATGGTGATTTATTGTTTCTAAGAACATATACCCTATCTTTTATTTCCCAGGTATTAACTGGAGCTTGTTTTGTTTTTGTCATGATATAATAAAATTAAATAAATAATAAAGGTAAATGTTACCCCTGACGTTGTATCAGGGGTAAGCATTACCTGTTTGATTACACTCCTTTGAATAATACAAAGTTGTTAGCACCTTGTACACATAGACATCTTTCAGATAGGAAGTTTACTTCCATAGCGTCAAGATCACTAGTGAACGCACCACCAACAGAACCAGTCAACCATTGCTTCATACGACGATCATCAGTTTGTGATGCTCTATATCGTACGTGCAAGAATGGACGACGGATGTTAGTACCAAGGATTTGATCGTATACAGTTGAAGTACCAGCTGGGATTAATACACCTTCGATTGAGTTAACACCATCGATAGCTCCACGAGTAGAAGCATCGTTTAAGTATTTCCAATCTGTTTTGTAGAAATCATAAGAACCTCTGCGGAATCCTGAGAAACCTAAGTTCAATGCCATTTCTTCAGAGTTTTCGAATAATCCATAACCAGTACCACCTTGTGCACCGCTAGAAGTAGCCGCTAGCATATCGTCAAAATCAAGAGATGTTTGACGTTGCAAGAACAACATGTTTTCTTCAATAGCACCTTGAGTATCTAAGTTCTTAAGGATTTCATCGAAAGCATCAAGTCCAGCAGCTGCAGTAAACCCAGTGTTTACGTTACCACGAGATTCAATAGCAGCGAATAAACCTTCAGTACCTGGAAAGCTTTCAGAAATTACAGAAGTTGCAGCTTTCTTTTCACCTTCAACAACTGACATTTCTAAATAATCTTCAAAACGTAAACGAGTTTCAGACTCAGCTTTTAAGTACCATAAGTAACCAGAAGTACCGTCTTCAGTAGCAACTTCTACCCAACCAATTTGCGCGGTGTCAGAACCAGAAACAACATATTTGCTTCGGATAATAACAGGCGTATTAGAGAATTGAGTGAAAGAAGGCTGAACACTAATGTAACCAGTTTGAGCACCAGGAGTACCAGTAGCGTTAGGAAGAGTAGATCCTTTTTGATAAGAAGAACCGTAAACAAATACCTTAGCACCTGTTTGAGAATCTGTAAATCCTAAGTCATCAAGACCAGCAGCAGTAAAAGGCTCAGCAGTGATAGCACCTGAAGAATTGTTAGATGCAGTTACTAAACATTTTGCTTCGTTACCGTTAGCGTCAAGAATTACTATTGTGTCATTTACAGAAATAACGTTTTCTTTAAAAGTATCACCAGAACCACCTGGGTTAATATCAATAGTGTTAGCAGAAGCGTCAACAACAGTTACGCTATTATAAGCGATGTGTAAACGGTTTTGCTCAGACCAGATAACCTGATCAGATGTCATAGGCATTTCAGCGCCTACCATACGTAAGAAGCCTGATAGCGTTCTGTTTCCATAACGCTCTACTTCTTGTTCATAAATTTCCGGCAAATATTGCGCGGCGAAAGTTCCACCACCAGTAGAAGCGTCGAACGTCAAAAAGTTGTCCGCTAAAATTTCTTGTCTTTGTGATGGAGTAATTGATCCAAATTGTGGAGATAAAGCCATTTTAAATAGTTTTATTAGTTAAATTTTTTAGTTTTGATTTTTAATTTTGAAGAATCAAGCCCGCTAATAGTTTTAACTTTTAAGCCACCAATAAATACATCACCTGAAGTAGTTTTTCTAGGTTCAGTTGAAATATTTTTTGACTTAACCATAACATCTTTAACAGCATCAGCTTTGCCTTGCTCATAAAAGTGTTGCGCTATTGTATCAGCGTTTCTAGCAGCATATAATGCTTTGTGATAGCCTTGCATATCTGATATTTCACCTTTGTCATTTAAGAACGTCTTAATGAAGTTAGTTATATCTGATTGTGCTTCAGCTGTTTGTTTAGGATTTTTAATACCGTATCTAAATTTATTTTCACCAACTTTAAAATCAAAACCTTTAAAATTATCGTTTAGTAAATTATTAGTACGTTCTACAAAACCTTTGTGTTGATTAGCTACTGCTTTTTGTTCTTCATTGTATCTGTTAAAAAAGTCCATTGCTTTTTGTTGCTCTTGAGTTACGCCCGGTCTCAACTTGATCTCGTCGTAGTATTTACTCTTTAAGCCTTCTAAAAAGTTTTTGGCCTTAGAAACTTCCTCTTTAAACGCAATTTTCTTTTTGCGTATATCTTTTGGTTCATCTATGTCTTCATCATAATCAAAATCTTCTAACAAAAGACTTATATCTTCAGAATCAAGATGTGGTTTAGTTTGTTTGTAGTACTCACGTATAAGCGTGTTGTTATCTACGTTGGTATAATCAGCGTTAAGCCTAACATAGTCTTCAACGCTACCACCAGTTTCTTCCATAAAAGAAACAAGTTTTTCAATATTTTCTGGTAGAACCTTTTGCTCTTGTACAGCTTGCTCTACTTCTGTAGTTACAGGTGTTTCACTTGTTTTTACTTCTTCTTCATTATCTTGTACAATAGTGATAGGGGACTCACCTTCTGTGGTAGGTTCTTCAGCTGTTGTTTCGATGTTTTCTTCAGAAACTTTTTCGCTAACTTTGGATTCGTCGCGAACAAGTACTTCATCTGTGCTTTGCTCTTTAGTGGCATCTTCTTCTTTAATTATTACTTTAGTTATTTCCTGTTCTGGTAATTCTACTAAAGGTTCTTTCATGTTAACTTTAATAGGTTCATCAGAAGATTTACCTAATTGTTTTGGTTTTGTTTTCTTGTTTTTTAATGAAAACTCTCCCTCTTGTTTTACTGTTTCTTCAGCCATAATATAATAATATAAAATTAATAAAATTTATTTTTAACGAGGTTCAAACTGTTCAAGTCCAAATCCTCCTAGCGAGTCAAATCCTGATGACTCAAAGTTTTTAGGTAGCTCATCGTTTTGACGCTGTGAAATCATTTCTGATTGCTGCGTGCCTATAATTCTAGCTCGCTCGTCTTTGCGATCTTCTATTTCTTTTTCTTTTTCTTTTTCTACTTTAGCTCTAGCTTGTGCGAGTTGAATATTATAATTAAACTCTTCAGCCATTAACTGTTTTTTAATTTCAGCTTCTGTTTGCATGCGTTGTATTTCAAACTGAGACTTACCTTGTTCTAACTGCAATTTAGTTTCAGTGAGAGCTTGTTGCTTTTGCATTTCTGCTAAAGCTGCTTTTTCAGCTGCTTGTGCGTTTGCTTGCGCTTGAGCCTGTATATTAGCTTGAGCAATTTGTTGATCGCGTTCTTGCTTATGCTTACGTTTTATTTTAAGCATTTGATTGGCAAGTTTAATATTAGATATTTCTCTAATATCTATTACATCTTCAAGATCAATACCTCCGTTTTGCAAAGCTATTTGTATGTTGCGCTCTAGCACTTGCTTATCTTCTTCCTCAGGCTCTAACTCTAAGAATATACCAAACTCGTGCATGTTCAAGTTTTCTATCTGCTCTAACGTATCAACGTTAAACGTACTTATGCTATTCATAAGTGCATTTTTAAGCAATGGAAAACTCAAAGCGTCAGCAGCGCGAAGACTAATGTTCTCAGCGGTTCTAACTGTTATATACATTAGTGACTGTAGTATATGTTTAGTAGCTGTGTTAGATGCTGCGGCTGCTAGTTTTTGTAAACCTACAAGTGAATCATTTGACGGTTGACTACCGTCTCTAGCTTCGTTAAGCCCGGTCACGTCACGTATCATCTGTAGATAATACTGATATGTTTGTACAAGCGCTTGTATTTTAGCCATACCAGAAGACGTTTGCAACTCTTGAATAGGTACTTTACCTCTGTTAGGATCACCATCTTGAGTTAAACTTCTACCAACTATGCTACCAGTTTGGAAATACATATTTAAAGCTTCTTGAGCATTGTATGTAGTTCCATTTCCAAGATCAACTTCCGCTAAACCATCAACGTCAACAAACACACCATCTGGTACCATACGAGCTAGTACTTGTTGTATTTTTAAATGTGTTAACTGAATCATATCAGCAAATCCAATACACTTGCTTACAACACTTTCTATACGACCCTTATACATTCTAGGAGCAGAAATAGTATAATTCATTTCTACTTTAGTTTGATCGCTATAAGGACGAGTCATGTTTTCAGCAAGCTCCCATTTAAGCATTTTTTCAAATCCAAGTATTTTAGCCCCGCTGTATAAAACCTCTATAGCTCTATGAGCTTTTTCAAAGTTATCGTTTTCAGGTGGATTAAACGTGTCAGGTTTTTCAAGGGCTTTTTCAAGACCTTGATCTGTTTGTTTTATTTTAAACACCTGATTGTTGTATGTTTTGTATTCAAAAAATAAAACTTGAACGTTATTGTAATCATCATCTATACCGTAATAACCTCTAGTATAGTTTACATCACCTGGGTATTTTTCTATCTCTGAAAGATCTGCATCAGTTAAATAAGGAAATAATTTTTTAACTTCTTGCAAACTCATTGATTTAACTTCTCCAACGTAGTATATATCTTCAAAGTTTGGATCTTCAGTATATGAATAAACAAGATTTGTTGGATCTACGTAATGAGTTGTAATACCGTTAGCTAAGTTGAAATCAGTTTTAGTAGCGCCAATGCCTAAAACAGTTAGATCATAAGCTACACGTTTTTTAATTTCTTCGTATTTGTTATAATCAAAAACATTTTCAATTAGCTCTTCTTCTGCTATTTCTATAGCTTGTTTGTAAGATAATTGCATGTGAAGCTCTAACTCTTCTTTACTTTTAGGCAGTTGATCTTCTGGTATGCTAGTGCTGCTTAAATCTATACCTAAATTTTGCTTTGCGTTTTGAATTAAATCTTTTGCAAAAGCATCTTTAGCAACTGCATTAGCGTGATTAGTTCTTTCAGCTATAGCAAATGGATCCGTAGCGTAAGATTTTATTTTATAACCTTTATCAGTCATACCGTTTACTACAATATCAACAAACTTAGATAGCGTAGCTACAGGTTTCCAATCTAAATTTAAATAAGACAAATCACCGTTAATAGATAGTTCATCTTTATATTTTTGAACTGACTGCTCACCTCTAGCATATAAGCGTAATTGATGAAAGTACTGCCAGTTATTTCCAAAACGACCACCAACACCTAGTCCGCGATCGCCTCTAAACCATTCGTTTTCAATAGCTCTACCTACGGCATAACCATATTCCATTGTAGACTTTTCTGCATCAGGTACTACCTGACTTGGGAAAGAACTATTAACATTAGTATATACCATCTATTTTATTATTTTTGAAATATTACCGTCGTTATTATATTTTTTAAATGATAACTGAACAGCTTGTTTTTGTTGTTTATAAACCGGTGTGTATTTATTTTTATTGCAAGCCATAATAGCTAAGCCAGAGCTAATAGTAGCATCGTGCTTTGTTCTATTGTTTATATTAAATTTAGCCCAGTCCTCGAGCGTACGTTGAAAATACATTTGACCATAACCGTTTTTTGCAGCTCCAACATAATCTTCTATATACGATTCAACAGCAGCCGCATGCGCTTGCTTTATGTCTTCAGACGAGTTAGGTATACCACCTATTTCTTTTTCAGCAACTGAAAGCTTGCTGTATATTTTATCAGGTCTGTTTATTGAAAACTGCCTGTAACCTCTACGTTTTAAATAATATAAAAGCCTTGGCTTATTGTTTTCTGCAAGTAACGGCATACTATAAAAATGTAATGCCATGAGTATATCTTCAAAAAACAAATCAGCTGTTTGAGGTCTTGCTATATATTCTAAAAAAAACATATTAGCTGGAGCTTCTTCCATACTAAATTTAGTAAGCCCGTGAAAAGCAGCTTTTGATCCGCGCTTATCAACAGTACCAGATATATCGTATGAGTCACAACCAAAAGCACCTACGTGCTCGTTACCCGGGTGCTTCACTCCATTTTTTATTATTACACGATTTTGTAGATTTAAAGGTGGTACCCATGATACTAAAAATCTACCATTGTTGTTAGGAACAAATCTAACTCTTGTATCTTGTACGTCGCCTTCCCACTGAAAACTACCACGCGTAATTAATGATTTATTTTTTACACCTTCATTAAAATCTATTTGCTCATATATTTTAGTTAGATTAAATAAAGATAATTTAGCTTCGTCTCTGAAAGCATGTTTTTCAGTTCTAGGAAACTGACGATAATATTCGTTTAAACTATCTTGATCGTCTTTTAATCCCTCTACTTCGTTTTCCCAGTGCTCAATAACGCCTGTGTAAATTAAATCACCTTGCGGATCTTTAATTGGTTTTTCTGGGTTGTCGAATACAGGTATTCCATAAGAGTCAATGAATCCTTCGTAATTCCACTCCATAGGTATGAACAAAGAATATAATCCTGAGCTAGTCTGTCCATTGCGGTTTCTTTGCGTAACGTCTGACGCATAGTATAATTTTTTAAAGTTATCACCACCTTTATCAAGAGAGTTTGATGTACTACCCATCATACACTTACCAACAACTTTTTTACCTAAACGAAGCGTGGTTTTAGTAACTCTCCAGTTATTTAAAATATTATCAGGTCTTTCCCACTTACCGCTCTCATCGTGTGCTAGCAGCTTTAATTTTTCACCGTCATAACTATTATCACCTGTATTTTTCCAGTCAATAGTTGTATCAAGTCCTTCGAGCTCTTCTACTGACTCACCTGCGTCTAACTTTCTACGCGTTAGCTTTGAAGCAGGTACTCTATACGCGAGCTCTGTTTTTGGACGGTCCATACCGTCTTGTATTGGTTTAAAAAAGAAAGGATAGTTAACAGATATCGGTACAACCTTATCAGTAAACATTTTCTTTGCATCACCACCAGATTTTGATAATATACCAAATCTTGAATCAGAACTTATTGTTGCTTGATTAACGAGCTCTGAAGATGCCATAAAGGAAAAACCAGAGCGTCGGTTTTTGAGGTAGCACATTCCATAACATCTTTGGTCGGCTTTGCAAGCTTCCCAGAATATAAAGAATAATCTGTTTGACTCCCTATAATCTGCTGCCCCAACATCAATTTTACTCCACTGCAAGAACATATAGTGAGAACCAGTGATGTAAGTAGCCAAACTTTTATTATAGAACCAAAATCCTTCATCGCGTCTTTTAAACTCTTCATCTATATAATCGTAATACTTTTCTTTAAAATTTACAGGATATTTATCCCAATCAAAAACACTTTTAATTTTTTCAAGCTCTTTAGGGTATTTAAGCTTACTCCACTTATTACTTTCGTTTTTATAAATATTATCAGGCGCAGATGGAAGTGCTATAATTAAATTTTGTATTTCAATTATTTCACCTATTGTACCGTCTTTACTTATAATAACTACATCATGTTCTACATCGTAACCATACTTCCATTTTTTATATCTATTATTTTTCTTTATAATAGACGGTTTAATGTGGTCTGTAAGCGTTTTAACTAAAGTTTGCTCGTACATTACTTAGATCTTCCTTCAGCAAAACCCTTAAAGCTTTTTTGCTTAGTCTCTTTATTTGTTTCTTCAAGCATAGCTTTTTCTTCTTCGATTCGCGTAAGTATTTCAAACGCATCGAATATAGCTAGCTTTTTAGTAGCAGCAGCATTTTTTAAACGATCTGCAGAAACATCATCTTCAGTGTTAGTAATAATCTGTTCTTCTGCTACTTTAATAAGCTC